GAAGCCAAACTAAAGGAGAAGAACACATGAATCAAAAAGATATAAATGATGCAGTTGATTACCTTTATACTCATGGGCGCAAGTACGCAGAAGCCAAAGCCCAACGCACCTATCTTGAAGAGTATCGAAAAAGCCAGAAAGCAATGCTCATGAAAACAGCAATGACAGATGGACGAGCAAAGACTGCGGCTGCAGCAGAAGTCGAAGCTTATTCAGATCCAGTTTATGTACAGATGCTCAAAGGGCTCCAAGAGGCCGTAGAGGCCGAAGAGACATACAGATGGGGTTTGATATCAGCGCAAGCAAGAATCGATGTATGGCGCTCAAATGAGGCCAGTAATAGGGTCATGGACAAGGCGGTCATGTGAATAGCAAACTCAATGCCCGAGAGCGAGCATGGATACAGAAAGTCAAAGAACAACCATGTTCAGTTTGTGGTGCCCACGCACCAAGCGATGCTCACCATATCAAGCAGGGACGACACTATACGGTTGTTGCTCTATGTAAATCTTGCCATCAGGGTTCAAAAATGGGCTGGCATGGTGAAAAGGCCGCTTGGCATATAGCCAAAATGGATGAACTCGATGCTTTGAACGAAACACTAAGGAATATCACTACTAGTCAGACTAGTAGTTAAAAACCCACACATAGGGAAAACACCTAGTAAATAATCTATTCTTTTGCTCACAGACTCTAACTTTGTGTTATAGTTCTAATCACTGCAACGACGCAGGATAACCCAAAGGAACTGACATGTTGAAATTGATCGAAACCTTCTTAGCCGACCCAAGCGACAAAACTCGCGCAAAATTACAGAACTATTTGAACAAGCACATGATGGCTGTGTGCATGGCAAGCCCAGAGCAACAAGCATTTTTAAGAGTAAATGGCTTTAAGTTTTAAAAACGGGGCGAAAGCCCCTTGCAAGAATCTAATTTCATGTTATAGTTTAGTCACTGCGCTGAAGCAGGTTAATAAAGGAAATAAAATGATCACAGAAATCCAAGCAAACATCCAAGCTCTCGCAACTGTCGAGTCACTCTCAAACGACATCGATGCACTGTATGTGCTCGATCAGCAAGCCAAAGCACTGGCAGAACAAGTTAAGGCCATGAAGGCCGCGATTGCCGACAAATACGACGTTGGTACTCATAAGGGCGAACTGCACTCAGTCAACGTCGCATTGTTTGAAGTCAAGGGCACCGTTGATTACGCTGCACTGTGCGTGGCCTATGGCATCACTGATGAAGTTTTGAATACCTTCCGCAAAGAAGGCCGTGCTGACATTCGCGTAACCCCAAAGAAATAATTTAACCGCCCCTTCGGGGGCTTGGAGAATACCATGAGCATGTTTATCGGAACCCTGAATCCTAATACTTACGCCCAACAGGAAGAGCAGATCGTGTATACGCCAAGTCAATTAGAAGATCAGCGTCTGTTGCGTGTTTCACAATACGCTGCTGATCTGTTGATTGCGATGGGCAAATTGCTTGCTGAAGTTGACCCGAAGTCGGAAGCAGCGATCGAAGCTCGGAAGCTTTTGTACACAAAAATAAACTAATCAAACAGCTTTTTCGGGGGCTAATTTTTAAGCAAATTTTTGGAGAAAACAAAATGATGTATGCAAATTACATGGGGTATAGCGACGTTGACCCGTACGAAGTTGTCAAAGCTGTGAGTAAGATCACATTAGAAATTCGTGAGATGGATGCGGAGCGCGACGACAGTTTTAAACCAAATTTCGTACCCGGCGGCTTTAGCGCTATTTGTACCAATCAATATGATCAGAAGTGGGATATTAAAAGCAACGAAAAAAATCCCGTGATCAGAATCCGGCTTTCTAAAAAGAAAGGATGGCAAGACAAATACGGTCGCCGTTTTGTGCTGTCAGAAAAACCCCAGAAATTTTACGACTATAACTTTTAGTATTACATTGGGGGCGTAAAGCCCCTTAGGAGACTTAAATGAGCAATGAGCATATTTGGACACCATCAGGCACTGATATCACGCTACGGTGGCGTTTAAACGGCTGGGTGCCACCTAGTGAGATGCCAGAGTATCAATTGAAGTGGAAACGGTACCAAGAGCTTTCAACACGAAAGTTGGAAGACAAAGCTCGCCAAGAATTCGAGTTGGTATTGAAACGCAACAAAATAGCGAGATTACGATGATTGATAAAAAAGAATTGAGCCCACTGGCAAAGAAGCTATTGGGAAATGCCGGGCACATTGATGTATTCACTCAAACGGAATTTGACGAAGCGCTCGTACTTGCAAAGGCCGAGATCATGCAAGTGGCGATTGAGACGACTAAACAGGCCATCTTCATCGAGCGCCAAGCCTGCGCAGAGTTGGCCTTGAAAGGCACTGATGAGCCCGTACAGACTCAGACACTGGAAATACTCAAGACAGAACGCCAACGCATCCATGATGCAATCATGAAACGCATACCGTCGCAGAGGCAATAATGAAGGTTAACCCACCCGCATTCCCGACATGGATGATTGACGATTCAATGGCACCCGGCATGACGCTGCGTGATTACTTTGCGGCACAAGCACTGACAAGTATGTTATCTCCGGTTCAAAACATAACTGAAAATACACCAGATGTTGCAGCGAAATTGTCATATAAATTCGCAGACGCAATGCTTAAAGCGAGGAACAATGATGGATGAAAAAAGAATCGATGATGCATTCAAAATGCTGGTGAAATTGGATCCTATCATCCAGAGGCACCTTGAAAAGCTAGTACACAATCATGACATGGCATTTGCTATTTGCATCATCACAAATATTGCCACGAGTCTATTGGCAACATCGATAGTCATTCATGAGGACAATGGCCTCGATATCGATGATTACATGAAGCTTGTTTTGTTGAGTTTGCAAGAAAAATACAATCAATCTAAATCACAAGTCGAAACACACAATCTGTTGGATAGGATCATGAGTTCGGTTCCGGGAAGCCATCAAGGCGACAATCCAACCAAACATTAGGGAAAGTACCTAGTAAATATTTTGATCCACTTGCACAAGAATCTAACTTTGTGTTATAGTTTACTCACTGCAACGAAGCAGGTTAAACACAAAGGAAATATCATGGCAATCGTGAACCCAGCTGCTTACGAAAGAGCCGTTAAGCGCAACATCATCAACAACGCTCGAAAGACCTTCTTTGCTACGTTCCCTCGTGGCGAAGAGGTTGAGGTGTTCCTGAATCAGTTCAAGAATATCGATGATTACAATCGTGTGTCTTACAAAGAAGGCTTTATGGGTTCAATGGCTCAAGCCCTGAATGATTTTGGCAAGCTTTCACAAAAGCAATATGACGTTATCGTGCGCATCATGGATGAGCAACAATCCAAGCGTGAGGCTTATAAAGCAGCTATCGAAGCGCAGAAAGCGCAGAGTCAACATCTAGGTGGCGAAAAGCTTGAGAACGTGCGTGTGACCGTTGACAAGGTCTTGATCGTTGATGCAGCCCAGTTCAGCTATTACGATTCCTCTTGGCAGTATGTCTATCTTATGAGAGACGATGCTGGCAATCGCATCGTGTACAAGACTAAAAGTGAATTGGGCTTCAAATTCAAGCACCCAAAAAATGATGTATTTTTTATGCCTGAACTTGCTGTGATGCAAGGTTGCACTTTGTACATCAACGGAGGTATCAAAGCTCACACTGAGTACAAAGGCGAGAAGCAAACAATTATTACTCGTGCCAAAGTCCTTGGCATGGAATACGACCCAAACAACTTAAAAGATCCAGTTGATGTTAGAGCAAAATAAAAGGAGGGGGCAACCCCTTGCACAAGACTCTAATTTTGTGTTATAGTTCTAATCACTGCACTGACGCAGGTTTACTTGGAGATAAAAATGGAATTCTCATACGAAATCACAGATGATGAAGGTTACGATTTAGAGCTCACAATTAATGTTTTTGGCCTCGAATCAACCAATATTTATGAAGTAGACGATGGTCGCTCGATTTGGTATTGCGATGTCAGCTTTGATTCATTTGAAGCTACACTGGATGGTAAGCCATACGAAATGAGCGAGCAGCTCGAGCTTCGCATTGCGGATTACATCAACGAAAACGCTGACGTTTTTTTAAACTAAGGAGAAAATAATGGAAGACTTCAACACAATGGCAAAAATGGTAGTGGAGCCCCGTATTGCGCTTGCTTACTGTGACTACATCGCTTACTTGATTCAGAAAGAGCTCAAGGCCGTAGACAACAATGATCAGCGCTTGTTATCGAGCGTAGGCCGCGCCAGAATGGATCTGGATGCCAGTGGCGCTCTGGCCTCTACTAAGAAGACCATCGAAGTAGAGGATCGCCAAGGTAAAAAATACAAGATCACAGTGGAGGAAGTATGACAAAGAAAGAGCTCAACGACATGATGAAATCATTGCCCAGTCAGCACCCGCATGAGCCGTTCATTGAGAAGCTTGTTATATCTCTGTTGTTAACGGCTTTTTTATTTTTTCTATTCAGAATAGATCTTTTTTTTTGAGGATAATGTGATGGCGACCAAAACCCCAACGAAAGCCCCGGCAAAAGCAACAAAGGCATCTGCAAAGAAAGTCGCCCCCAAAAAACCAGTGGAGTCTTCCACAGAACCGATGTATCGCATGCCTAAAGAAGTAAGTGAATGGATAGAGAGAGCATCATCGATGATCAATCACCAGAAGGGAGAGATCGCCCGACTAAAGGACGAGATCGTAGAATTGAAAGCATACAAAACGTGGGCTACACATAGAATTCTAAGAAGTGATCACGAAGAAAAGTAATCCCCACAAATATCTGACGATATTCACAAATATCTGACAGAGAGTTACACTACGCCCGATGCGCTGAAAATACCGCGCGAAAAGGGCTTAGATCATGACTCCACGCAAGAAACCAGAAGACCTACTCCCCAAGGGCAGGAAATCAGAATTCAATCAAGAGATAGCAGACAAGATATGTCTAAGGCTATCGAATGGAGAATCATTAAGAAGCATAGTGAAGGATGCTGACATGCCTGCACAGAGTACTGTGTATGAGTGGTTGTTCAGGCATCCAAGTTTCGCAGAGCAATACACTCGCGCTCGGGAAGAGCAAGCTGATACGTTGGCTGACGAGATTATCGCTATAGCTGATGAGGACCCTGTCATGGCTGAGTATCGCGACAAGGATGGCAATCTAGTGGATATCAAGATTGACAGTGGCTACGTCAACTATCAGCGCCAGAGAATCGATGCCCGTAAGTGGACGGCTATGAAGCTCAAGCCAAAGAAGTACGGGGACAAGGTGGTACACGCTGGCGACGACGATAATCCCGTGGTGGTCGAGCAAAACGTGAATGTCTTTGGCGAGCTATTGAAAGCTCTCAAGATGGCACGACAGGCAGAATGAGTGCATTAGACATTGTCCTAGACGATGAACAGGCACTCCAAGAGGAGTACCTAAAGCTGACGCCATTGCAGCAAGCAGTAGTCAACTGGCAGATGAAGTGGCTCAAGAGCGCACACAAGCACCAGATAGAGCCGCCGGGCGATTGGTACAGCATTTGGTTAATGCTTGCGGGTCGTGGAGCGGGTAAAACCCGAGCGGCTGCCGAGTGTTTGGCTGCATGGGCATGGGAGCAACCCGGCACCCGATGGCTAGTATCAGCGCCGACCTCTGGCGACATACGAGGCACTTGTTTCGAGGGTGATTCAGGGCTGCTGAATGTCATCCCTAAAGAGATACTGGCTGATTACAATAAGAGCTTGCATGAGATCAAGCTTATCAACGGATCGTTCATCAAGGGCATTCCCGCCTCGGAGCCCGAGCGCTTCCGTGGAGGCCAGTGGCACGGATCATGGTTGGATGAGCTTGCAGCATGGGATTACATCCAAGAGTCATGGGATATGATCCAGTTCGCTGTGCGCTTAGGACAACGTACACGGATTATCGTGACGACGACTCCGAAGCCCAAGCCACTCATTATGGATCTCTTGGCACGCGAAGGCGACGATGTAGTGGTGACTAAGGCATCGACGTATACCAACGTGGCAAACCTTGCGCCATCCTTCCAGAAGCAAATCTTGCAGTACGAGGGTACCAACCTTGGTCGCCAAGAGATTCACGCTGAGATCATCGATCCCGAAGAGGGTGGCATTGTCAAGCGCGATTGGTTCCGACTATGGCCTGCGAATAAACCATTTCCAAAGCTAGAATTCATCATCCAGAGTTACGACTGCGCGACATCTGATAAGACCATCAACGACCCGACAGGATCGATCACCATGGCCTGTTTTAAGCCCTTGGATGGTGGCATGAGCGTAATGATATTGGATTGCTGGCAAGAGCATCTGCAATACCCTGATCTGCGCCCCAAGGTGATAGATGAGTACGAGGTAGTCTATGGCGAGGGAAAGACCCGCAAGCTTGTGGATATGATCCTCGTGGAGGACAAGAGCGCGGGTATCTCGCTGATCCAAGACTTGCACCGAGCGCACCTTCCTGTGCATGCGTATAACCCGGGGAGAGCCGACAAAGTCCAACGCCTATCCATTGTGGCGAACATCATCAAAGCGGGTCGCGTATGGGTGCCCGAGAGCTCAGTGCGTTCTGGATTCGTGCGCGACTGGGCAGAAGGCATGGTGAGCCAGATATGCTCATTCCCTGAGGGAACAGTACACGACGAATTTGTGGATTGCATCAGCCAAGGCCTGCGCTATCTGCGCGACGCAGGGTGGATATCGATCGATGCGCCCCCTAGAGAAGAGATCGACTACGAAGACATTTCTGACGCTGAAATCTATAACATGAGGACAAAAGTAAATCCCTACGCAGTGTAGGGAATACTAGTCTGACTAGTACGGGTAAACCCTAATGGAGTGAAAATGAGCAATGACAATTACGAATACACTCAGTTATACGAAGGCTCGTACTTGCGCGTTATTAACGAAGACGGTGTGCGCACAACCGTTGGAGACAATAGATTTGAGGTTGAAGTGTTGCCTCGAACGGAGATCAATGAGCAGGGCACCATCAAGAAGTTCCGGGAGTGGATCAGATGGCGCAAGAAGCAAGAGGAGTTGCGTGAGTCTAGGATTGTGTCAAGGTGATGGTCGTTGCGGTGATTGCGAATGGATAGGATAATGACGAGATGAAAAAGTCAAAGCCAACTATCGAGCATATGAAGCGCGAGATGCGTGAGAAGAGTCACGCAAAAACCGTGAATAAAAAAACCGTTAAACATCAAAACCCATTTGATACATCGCATTTTGATTCAAGTATTGTTCAACGTGCAAAAAAAGACTTTGGTGACACGGGAAAATTGAGCGATGCAGAATATCAAGAGGCATTGGCTGAACGTGCCAATCAATACAGAATTGAAAGCATCCTTGGTCGTCTAGGTTTTAATACGTCAGGATACAGCAACCTTTCGGGATCGAGTTACCACAATAAAAAAATTGGGACTGAATACGATCCAAAGTATGGATGGCTTGAGCATGACACGCATCAAGTCCGGCTCGCTAATCATCCTGATTATCATCCTCCGATAGATGATGAAGTTAAACAAAGATTTAACATCAACCACGCTGTCAAACCATCTACATGGGAGGATTATCATATCCCGCCCAATTTGAGCAATGAACAAGTTCATAAAATATTATCTGGTTTAAATATACCTGATGAACCAAAGATCGCTAAAGCCAAAGGCGGAAAGGTATCTCTGTTGCGCAAGCATGGATTGCCTACTAGCAGCATTGAAGATGCCCAACGGAAGTTGGGGGAAGGGCATCTAGTATTTGTAGCGCACGAGCAAGATGAGCGCCCCCGAGAGGTTAGATCGGTGTCAGAGTTTGAAGGATACGTACCTGATCAGATATACACGGTTCATCCCCAGCACTTTATGCAAAAGAAAGCCGATGGCGGTAACGTACAAGGAACCCAAATGGATCAACCATTACTAGCGCAATACAGAGTAAACGTCGGCAAGCATACTAACCCTGATCTGATGGATAGTATTGGCGTGAATGAAGCGATGGATATCAATCCTAAGGTATTCATGAATCCCAACCCACATTCTCCCGGCATCCCTGACGTAGGCGGTGTAGCGACACAAGGTGGATTGCCTATTGGTGGCGTGGATCAAAACCCGCAGCAGCCGGGGCAACAATTGACGCCCCAACCATTAGCGCCACAGCAAGGTGGATTGCCACAGCAGCCTGAGCAACCAAACGAAGCGCCAGCATCGCCTATGGGATCTCCGGCGCCTCAAGCGGGTGGAGCATCATCACCTATGGGCAACTTGCTATCGATTACGCCACAAGGTCAGCAGATGCAAGCAATGCGGCCTCCACAACAACCCGGAACGCCCCCACAGATGGCGACAGGTGGGATTGTGCATTTGGCAAAAGGTGGTGATGTAGAAGAGTCAACTCGCATCACGATACCCGGCACAGGATACGGTGGAGTAAAAGGGATTAATGTGCCTCGGCACATGTGGGAAGGTAAGACATATGGTGGCACTGGACCCAAAAAAGGCCAACACGTTGAAGGCATGAAAGAGATTAACGAAGCTCGAGCCAAAGTATATGGCGCAGAGCATCGAGATCCATTGACGATTGGGGATGTTGAAGACGTCCACAAGAATGTATTGGCGCATCATTTCGGATTGCCTTTAGATCAACAAATTGAAGCAGAGCATGCCGCACTCGCAAAATTAAGAGCGGCAAAGCATTTAGGCGAGAAGGCTAATACGCTAGACGAGAGCGAGAAGTTAGATACGGTAAGACACGAGAGAGATCCTGCAGGCCGAGCTTATGTTGGTTATGCGTCAAAAGGTGTAGCAGGCCATTCTCTGTATACGTCTGGTGCGGGGAAGAATATCAAGCATCATGTAATTAATACCTGCCCCGGTCAAACTGTAGGATGCGGTGGTGGCGTTGATAAGAACGGGATTGTAGATACGAGCAAGGGAACTTGCTTTGCCCCGAATGCTGAATCGCAATATGTGAATGCGGCAGTGCGTCGCGCTACTCATGAGCAAGCCAAGCATGATCCCGCCATGACAAGCGATTGGATTTTGGCTCATACTGGATCGCTGAGGGAGGCCGCAAACAATGCAGATAAAGATAATCTGGTTACATTGTTTAGACCTAATGTCGTTGATGAGACTGACGTATCTTCTCGCCATGTAATTAAGGGTTTGAATAAACAGCGCAAAGCAGAAGATAAGCCTTTGATCGTTGCTAACTCATACGGCAAGACCAATGAGTTGCATGATCCTGCAAATGGTTATTTTGTGACTCATTCTAATATTGGTCCTAAGACAAAACATGGCGCATCGATAAAAGAAAATATTCAGCGTGATGCTAATCGTGTTCGTGCGACGATTTTGGCTGCAAATGCTTCGGGTCAAGATTACAGAAACGAAGATAATGAGAAGACGCCGCCTAAGAATTCTTACATGGTGACTAACGTGCGTCGTGGTTCCGATATGGATAAGGCCATGCAAGGTGTCATTACTCATGCCAAATATTGGTCACGAGGCCGTCCTGTCAATCGCCTAACCGAAATGGAAAAAGATGAAGGCAATGAAGCTCATTACAATGGTAAAGGTGAGCGCACTACGCCTGATAAAGCTCATTATGGTCATATGATATTTGAAGGCAATCGTTACGATTACCAAAAGCAACATATCTTGCATCCTCGTCTTGTGAATGTGCCCCAAAGAAAGAAAAACAAAAAGACTGGAGAAGTTGAAGAAGTAACACACATGATTCCAACTGATTCACGATTCAAAGATGATGAAGAGCTTGATAAGAGGATTCCTAGAGAGAAGCAATTTAGGACGAGGAATGGTAAACGAGCTGGCTTAATCTTGATGACAACGCCAACGACTTCGACGCCTAATCATTTGCATCACTCATCTTTTACACACGATGTAAGTCCTGTTCATCTTGAATATGCGGCTAAGAATAATGGTGAGTATGAGATTGATCCACCGATTGCCCAACATATGAGTGCTGGCAAAGAATATGTGCCACCACAACCGATCAAGTTTAAAGCTGATGGTGGATCGATTCAAAATAAATATCGTGAACCATATGAGGATGATGGTTGCGCATTCCCTGAACAGAGTTTTTATGCTCAGAGCCGCAATGCGAATAAAGCCAATATAAAGAGCATTAATGAAATACCTGAGGATTTATTGATTCAACATTATTCAAATAATGCTCGCAAAAATATGCCAGTTGTAGTACATCACAACATCAATCAGATGCGTAAAGAATTGGCTTCGAATAAAAGGATTAAATAATGGCTGATGACGATTTAGAGATTCAAGAACAGGAAGACGGCTCTGCAGTCGTTGATATGCCAGAGATTGAGACTGATGAATTGCCAGATGGATCGGCAATTGTTCAGATTGATGATGGCCCTGAATTTAATCCTGAGTTCTACGATAACTTAGCAGATTCTATTAATCCGGGCGATTTATCAGATATCGTTATGCGATATTTGGATTTGCTTGAGAGTGATAAGGAAGCTAGAGAGCTAAGGGATAAGCAATACGAAGAGGGCATCAAGCGCACTGGTATGGGCAATGACGCCCCCGGTGGTGCGACATTCATGGGTGCTTCTAAGGTTGTCCACCCGGCGATGGCAGAAGGTTGTGTTGATTTTGCCGCTCGAGCGATTAAAGAATTATTTCCCCCTGATGGGCCAGTTAAATCCAAAATCATTGGTAAGCAAGATGATTTGAAGACTGCTATTGCTGATCGCAAAGTAGACTTTTTGAACTGGCAGATAACTGAACAGATAGAAGAGTTCAGAGATGAAGAGGAGCAGTTACTGACGCAACTACCTTTGGGTGGCAGTCAGTACATGAAGCTTTGGTACGACGAAGAGAAAAAACGACCTTGCATAGAATTCTTACCTATTGATCGTGTAATTCTTCCATTCGCCGCTACCAATTTTTATACGGCTCAACGCGCCGCTGAGATTCACGAGATTACTCAATTTGAGTTTCAGCGTCGCATTGATTCTGGTATGTATCGAGACATCAATTATGTTCAGGCCACAGGAACGATTGATGAAGGTAAAGTAGCTAAGGCCAACAACAAGATTGAAGGTAAGGTATTTGAAGATAACAAAGACGGAATTCGTACTGTTTATCATATTTATACTTGGCTCGAGCTTGAAGATGATAGGCATACAAAAGGGAAAAATGCTCCATACATTTTAATGATTGATGTATTGGACAATGAGGTAGTTGGTTTATATAGAAACTGGGAAGAATCTGACAAAACCATGACCAAGCTTGATTGGGTTGTGGAGTTTAAATTCATCCCATGGAGAGGTGCATATGCTATTGGTTTGCCTCATCTTATCGGTGGTTTATCTGCCGCTCTTACTGGTAGTTTACGGGCTCTTCTCGATTCCGCGCACATCAACAACGCAGCAACGATGCTCAAGCTCAAAGGAGCAAAGATATCAGGACAATCACAGCAAGTTGATGTGACGCAGATTGTAGAGATCGAAGGCGCTCCGGGAGTACAAGATATTCGGCAGATTGCAATGCCGATGCCATTCAATCCTCCAAGCCAAGTGTTATTTGATCTCTTAGGCTTTTTGGATAAGGCCACAAAGGGAGTGGTTACTACATCTGAAGAAAAGATTGCAGATGCAAGTAACAATATGCCAGTGGGCACTGCGCAAGCTTTGATTGAACAGGGTTCACAGGTTTACTCATCTATTCATGCACGTTTGCATGCCTCACAAGCTAGAGTGTTAAAGATTCTGTGCCGACTGAATCGTTGGTATTTCGACGATATGCAAAAGGCAGATATCGTTTCGGATCTGGAGATTACCCGGGAAGACTTTGCTAAGAATGCGGACGTTGAGCCAGTATCTGATCCGCACATTTTTTCTGAGACTCAGCGCATGGCGCAATCTCAAGCCGTATTGCAATTGGCACAACAATTTCCTGATCAGTTCAAGATGAGCAGTGTGATTGCCAGATTGCTCAAGCAAATGAAGGTGCCAAATATCAATGACATTATGAATGACGTTCCTGCCCCTGAGCAGAGAACATCTGCGGATGAGAATGCGGCATTGTTGATTGGTCAGGCAGCTTATGCGTATGTACAGCAAGATCACATTGCACATATTCAGGATCATTTACAGTTTGCGATGAATCCATTCTTGGGTCAGAGCCCATTTGCAGATCCATCATATTTGAACAATTTGATCGAGCATCTCAAACAACATATGACATTGTGGTATTTGAATCGCTCAAATGGTTATGTACAGGAAGTCACTGGTAAACCTGTAAATGACTATGACAATCCAAATTACACGCCGACGATTGATAAATTGTTTACAACGACTGGTGCGCATGTCATGTTGGATGTGAACCAAGTATTTGGTCAATTTGCACCATCGTTCCAAAAGCTTATTCAGATGGCGCAGCAACGCAATCAGCCACAGCAGCCTCCGATGCCACCTGATGCACAAGTTGTATTGCAGACAAGCACGGCTGAGACACAACGTAAAGCTCAAAAGGATAAACAAGATTATGAAATCGCACAGGCCAAACTGGCTAAGGATACGCATGACACTATCTTGGATAACCAGACGAAGATCGCAATTAAAAACGCAGAATTGACGCATGAGACGATTCAAAACATCGCTCAAGCTCAACCACAGGTACCACCTGTGAATCCCGTAGCACCCGCTACACAACCTCAACAAGGAGTTCCAAATGGCAACATCTGATGCAGAACAAAAGAGTGAGATGGTGAAATATCACGCTCGTATGGCACAAGGCGTTAAGCTTGATGGTACTAGTTTGCAACCGAAAGGCGGCAATCCTAGTTCACATGAGAAGAAGTCGAGTGGTGGTTTAACTCATGCCAAGAAAAAATGATTGAACCACTCATCCATAAAATGAAAATTCGCCAAGCAGAGTTACAGATAGCCCTTGCACAAGGGATGCCTATGACATGGGAGGCGTACCAACGTATGGTCGGAGAGCATCAAGGCATTCAATATGTCCTCGATACGATTGACAATATGTTGGAGGAAGAAAAGAACCAAGACTAATCTGCGCTGCAAAGTGCGACTATGCACCTGAAATATGGTGTGGGAGAAGTAAATGAGTGAGAAAGATGCAATCCCTACAATCGTTGGGAATGATGGGGTGCCCGATCCAGAAGCTTTGGCTTGGGCATTTCCAGATGTAAAACCCGGACAGCGTCCGCTTGGTGGTCGAATCATTGTGCAACTGCGACGAATTAAGAAAAAAGCAGGGCGCATCATTATTGTTGATGAGACTAAAGAAAACGAGAAATGGAACAATATGATCGGCAAGGTCGTAAAGATTGGACCATTAGCGTTTAAGAACAGAGACACGATGGCGCCATGGGCAGAAGGTGCTTGGGCTGAAATTGGTGACTATGTTCGAGTACCAAAATGGGGTGGAGATCGTTGGGAGCGTCAAGTTCCCGGTGAAACCGATGAAGAACCTGTTTTGTTCATGACAATTAATGACCACGAATTGATATCAATCGTTGAAGACGATCCGTTATCGTTCAAAGCTTACGTTTAGGGGTAAAAAATGGCTGAAGATAAAAAAGAATTAGAGATAGTAGAGGCACAAGATGGCTCTGCTATTGTGGCTTTGCCCGAAGAAATGCTTGTTGAAGATATAAACGATGAGCAAAATGGGTTTGAGCGTGAAAAAGAAGGCGGAGAAGTAACTTCTGATAGTGATGCTGATCATCCAGATGATGATGAAGAGATCCGAGAAGCTAAACGCAACCGTCGTCGGGCTAAAAAAGACTTGATACGCAAGACTAATCAAGAAAAAGACCTTCGTTTACAGCAATTACAGCGTGAAAACGAGGAATTTAGACGTCGTTTGAACGATGTGGAGCGCAATAGTAAATCTGAACAGATTTATCGCATTGATCGAAACATTGAAGATGCTCAAACGAAACTTGATTACGCCAAAATGAAGATTGCTGAGGCCACTCACAATCAAGATGGCAATGCGATGGTCGAAGCTCAGATGTTATTGCAGACGGCATCAAAAGAATTTGATCAATTACGTCAAATTCGCAATCAAGCTGATCGTGAAATGAAGCGTCCGCAGAATCAACAACCTGCTGACCCTCAAGTTAAGCGTTTGGCTGAAGATTGGATACGCCGCAACCCTTGGTATAACGCAAACCTTTCAGACCCTGATAGCAAGATCGCTAAAAAGGTCGATGAAATCATGGCAAACCAAGGTTGGAATCCTGCTGATCCTGATTATTGGGATGAGTTTGATAGCCGTTTGCAAAAAGAAATACCTCATCGGTACAATAGTGATAATGACGACGAATCCCGTAGTGTCAGAAGACCAAGGAATGTTGTGGGAAGCGCTGGAAGAGAAGCATCTGCGGCTTATGGGGGATCTAATAGATCTCAGTTCATACTTTCGCCCGAAAGAGTGAAAGTTATGAAAGAAGCAGGTGCTTGGGATAATCCAGTTCGTAAAGCGAAGATGATTCAAAGCTACATCGCTTTTGATCGCGCTAACCGTAAATAATCTAAGGGGAAAATACTATGGAATCACGTCTCAAAAAATCTTTAAACGCTAATGGAAGACAAGACCGCTCGAACGGGGAGTCGTCGCATTCAGCGCCAGAAGATAAGTTCATTTCTACGCAGGAACGTCGCAAGATGTGGAGCGAGGAGTGGACGCAATCAGCATTGCCTAAACTACCCACTATGGACGGGTGGCACCTTTGCTGGCTTTCAACAACCAACAGCTACGACAGCATCGATAAGCGGATTCGCTTAGGGTACGTTCCAGTTAAGTCTGAAGAGTTACCCGGCTATGAAGATTATCGCGTGAAGTCAGGTGAGCATGTTGGATATATCTCATGTAATGAAATGCTTTTGTTTAAGCTTCCTATGGATGTTTACCAAGAGGTCATGACTCATATGCATCACGACAAACCTCGTGAAGAAGCAGAAAAGATCAAGATCCAATTGGAAAACCTTCAAGGGCGCGATAGCAATGGTAAATCGTTATTGAATGTTGAAGGCGAAGGTATGGGCTCTATTGAACAGCATCCAAATAAACTGCCTGTATTTTCAGGTTAACTAAGGAGAATTTCATGAGTGCAACTCTTGCTCCGTTTGGCTTGCGTCCTGCGTACCACCCCTCCGGATTGGATCGCGCACAGGCGTTAGCTGGCGGCATCGCTTCGGGCTACAGCTCGAATATCTATAAAGGCCAACCTGTTGCTTATGGCACTGGCGGCACTTCAAACGGTACCATTGTTCCTGCAGCCTATAACGGCGCATGGGCAGGTGCTTTTGCTGGTGTCCAGTGGACTGACACAACTGGTCGTGCCCGTGTATCAAACTACTGGCCTGCAAACACTGCGTACACCGCAGGTACTTGCACTGCTTATTTCTACAACGACAACAACATCGTTTATGAAATTCAAGCAGACGGTTCAATGGCACAAACTAGCATTGGTAACGAGTACTACTTTACCCAAGCAAACGTAACGAACGGCAGCTCGACCACTGGTCTTTCGGCTTGTACGTTGGCTTCTGCTTCGGCACAGGGTAGCTCCGGTACGACTTCTATGCGTGTTGTCGATTTGGCACCATATGTTGATAACGCTTGGGGAGATGCTTACACGATTGTTCGTGTGGTCAACTCGAATTCTCAATTCTTTGGTGCTTTTGCATCAATCGCATAATATAGGGAGCTAAAAAATGGCTGCACCAATGCGAAGTACTGACTTCCGTTCGATCGTTGAGCCTATTCTCAACGAATGTTTCGACGGCGTCTATGATCAACGTGCTGACGAATGGTCGCGCGTTTTCCGTGAGGAAGATGGTATTCCTCGTAATTACCATGAAGAGCCAGTCCTTTACGGCTTTGGCGCTGCACCACAACTACCTGACGGTACGCCAGTAACGTATCAACAGGGTGGTGTGCTCTTCCTCAAGCGTTACCTGTACAAGGTATATGGTCTTGCATTTGCATTGACCAAAGTGCTTGTAGAAGACGGCGACCATATCCGTATCGGTCAAGTTTATGCACGTCACTTAGCACAATCTTTGGTTGAAACCAAAGAACTGTTAGCTGCTAACGTGCTGAACACGGCATTCAACAGCGCCTATCCCGGTGGCGACGGTGTATCTCTGATTAACACCGCTCACCCCATCGTTTCGGGCACTTTCAGCAACCAGTTGGCTACCGCCGCTGTTCTGTCGCAAACATCTCTAGAACAGATGTTGATTCAGATCCGCCAAGCAGTGGACAACAACGGTAAGCGTATTCGTTTGGTTCCACGTCAATTGATCGTGGCTCCCGGCAATATCTTCCAAGCTGAAGTTCTGCTGAAATCGGTTCTGCGTACTGGTAACGCCAACAATGACATCAACCCAATCAAGTCAATTGGCTTGCTTGACGAAGGTGCCGCTGTTCTGTCGCGTTTGACTTCATCGACCGCATGGTGGGTTCAGACCGATGCACCTGAGGGCTTTAAGCTCTTGATGCGTCGTCGTTTGGAGAAGACCATGGAAGGCGACTTCGAAACTGACACGATGCGTTACAAGGCCACTGAGCGTTACGATCTGGGTTTCACTGACCCACGTTGCGCATACGGCACGCCCGGTATGTAAGTGAGACAGGGTCGGCGTAAAAAACCGACCCTTTTTGATTAACCCCGAGTGGTTCAAGCCACAGGAGTTTTAAAATGCCTCAATTTAGCGATGATCTGTTTTTAGGTACCGCACAAGGTTATATCGGTACTAATAGCACAAACTCTGAAGCAGTTATTTCTGGTTCCGTATCGGGCACCACGATGACTGTTACCGCAATGCTGTCTGGTGACTCATTGCAACTTGGTCAGTATGTAAACGGAACTGGCATTACTGCCAACTCTTACATTACTGCATTTTTAACTGGTGCAGGTGGCACGGGTACTTATACTCTCAGCGCATCTTCAAGTTCTACTGGTGCAATTACTATTTATGCATCAGGTAATGCTGGTCTAAATGACCCATCGCCAATGGAAGTTGGTGTTGGTCCATTAGGTCGTGAATATGTTTGGGATGTTATTCCTCAAACTTTACAAGCGGCAAACATTGCAGCTTCTCAGACTCCCGCTGCTGCAGGTGCTCTGACTCTGACTGCAGGTACTTCTGCTAAATCAGTAATCCGCAATGATGGTACGACTGTTATTCAATTGGATACACCTCGTGCAGTGTCTATTTTCCTGACGACTGGTGGTGCTGCTCGTACCTATACGGTATCAGGTTATGACTACTACGGTCAGCCAATGACTGAAAATATCACGACTATTGCAGCACAAACAGTATCTGGCAACAAAGCTTTCTATCAAGTCGCTTCTGTTGTTGGCGCAGGTGGTGGTTCAACCACTGCTGTGACTGTGGGCACGACTGATAAACTTGGTTTGCCATTGCGTGTATTTGATGCAGGCTATTTGGTTCGTATTGGTTGGAATAACACTGTTGCTAACGATAGTGGTGGCAATAGCTCGTTTACTGCTGCTGATATGACGACTCCAGCCACTTCGACTACTGGTGATGTTCGTGGTACTTATATACCATCCAGTGCTACTAACGGCATTAAGCGTTTAGTAGTTGTGATTGCACTGCCCGGCATCGCTGCAGGCCCTAATGCTACTCGCACAGGTGCTCTTGGCGTAACGCAAGCTTAATAGGAGGCCATCATGTCCGAATTTAAACCAATGGTGAAGATGTACACCGATGAGCCTTCAGTAAGCTTGAAGCTCAAAAAAGGTGGGAAGGTCAAGGCCAAGCATCACAAGGAAGGTGGTTCAGAAGGCCACAAGCCTATGCAACACCACGCACATGCGATGCATGCAGCAATGCATCACGAAATGCATTCAGAGCATGGCTCGGCTCCTAAAAAGCCTTCTATGATGGATCGCCATAAAGCGATGAATCCTAACCTTTACAAGAAAGGTGGCAAAGTTGCTCATAAGTTGGTTGGTGGTGCTATGCCTATGGCTGCTCCAGCAGGCGCAATGAGGCCAATGGGCGCTGCTGCTATTGGTCAAATGGCTCCTGCTGCTCGTGCGGCTCGCGCAGCAATGGTTCGTAGAGCTCTTTCTGGCATGAAGAAAGGTGGTTCTGCTGATCACAAGATGATCGAGAAGCTTGAAAAAGAACTCCATCATCATGAGTCATTGCCATTGTCAAAAGCTCATCATAAAGCTTCTGGCGGTGCAATTGATCGCGATGAAACCCGTACAACTATTGAAAAAGGTGCAAAGAAATTTGCCAAAACTTTTGTAGTTGATGGTGATCATAAAGATCGTGCACATGGTACTGGTGAGATCCATGAAGGCCGTCCCGGCGGTTATGCTCATGGTGGTAAGGTACATCGTGTTTCTGGTCATCCAGAAGGCTCACACGAGCACCACAAGCACATGGCTAAACATCACGCCAAAATGCATAAAGAAGGTGGTTCTGCGCATCACAAAAAGATGTGTGAGCATCACAAGCATATGGCTAAGATGTGCAAAGGCGGTAGTTATGCGGAAGGTGGTTCAACTGGTAGCAAAATTCCTGCTGATACCAATGAAGGCGTAAACAAGGGCAAAATTAGATTAGGTGGCACCATCGAGGATAATGAGCACTATTACGAGAACACCGATATGCATTCAGCTAGACCTGATCATGCACATGGCACAAGTGGTGTTCGCATGGGTAATGCAGGTGGCTTCCGTCATGGTGGTAAGGCTCATAAGATGCACCACAAGGCATCTGGTGGCGCGATTGATCGTGAAGAGACTCGCAATACCATCGAAGGTGGTAATTGGGAGAATCGTCCTGCCAATACGTCTAAGCCCGGGAAAGTAAACACTCGCACTGGTGAAGTAAAAGAAGCCAATGCAGGTGGTTACAAGCATGGGGGTCACGCTGCAAAAAAGCGCTACGCCACGGGCGGTAATGTAGTCGATAGTGGTAGGTCAGTAAAAATGCCTCACCACTTCGTCAGCCAACCCGTGGCTAACAGCTTGCAATCTGGTACCTTTAAACGTGGTGGCAAGATATCGCGCAAAGCTGAAGGTGGCAGTCAATCTGATGATGCACAGACTCAAGCAAACAACAAATCATATGCTGATTGGGAAAAGTCTGTTGGCGCAGAGAATGAAGCAGATCGCAACATAATTCCTAATGCTTTAAGAAAAGCAAAAGAAGGGATTATGGGGCTATTTGGTTCAAAACCTCCATCAGGTAGTGTGACAAAAACTGAGAAATCAGTCACTGTTGCACCTGCTAAAAAACGTGGTGGCTCGATGCGGTAATTAAGTTGGGGGGCTTCGGCTCCCCACTTTTAAAGGATAAATTATGAGCAATGGAATTGTTTCATCAGTGACGCGCATGGGTGCGTATGAGCCGTTTAATTTACAAGTTGCTCGTGGTCAAATCATGGGCCACAGCATTGTTAGTATCTTTGGCTACCAGACCAATATCACTTCTACCACTGCACCTCAAGGCTCTTCCATTCCTGTGTGGGAAAATGCCGTAGCGTATGTGTACCCAACAACAGCATCTACTATGTCGGTTGCGAGTTCTTCTGCAACGGATGCAGGTGCGCAGGTTTTAATAAACGGCTTGGATGCAAACTTCAGCATCATTT